GTCAGGATTCGCCCCGCGCTGCGGGAGCGCCACAATATCTGCAGCCATTAGACAACCAGCGTGATGTTGCCGCCAGACTGGCTCATTTCAGGCCCGGGCGGCACCCCCAGGAACTGGCACAGCCGACGGCGCCAGGAGTCGAACAGGGAGAGCCGGTCGCGGACTTCGTTCTTGTTGTGCTTCCACACGGCCGCCTCGTCGGTGTCGAGGTTCGCGCCGGCACCGGGCACAGCCGACTCGAGGGTGTAGAGGTTGGTGAGGTAGGTGTTGATCACCACCGAGCCCTCGTCTGTGGTCATGTGCTGCAGGCGATACTCCAGCGCTAGGTATTGACGCATGATCCACGGATAGGGAAACACCACGTTCCCGTCGCCCATGGCCGGGTATCCGCAAAACCGGCGAATATCCACCAGCTGGGCGCTCGTGAAGACTTGGAGGGCCATTATTTCTGCGTCAGATCAGCGCCGGAGCGAGCCAGCAGGCTGATGGTGGCGTCATCTTCGCCGGCCACGAATTCAGATCCGGCTGCCCAGAGCTTGTGCACGCCGGCAACCACCGCACCGAATGACTTGTTGAGCACGAAAACAGCGGTGCCCGGGGCGCTTTCCTGCGCGTCCTGGTGTTCTTCCGTCTGGGAAATTGCCTTTGCTTTAGCCATCAGGGCTTCCTCCTTTTTGAAGCGGGCTCAATGTGAACGCGCTTGAAAAAGGAGAGGCGGGGTCGCCGCCTCTCCGATAATGCAGAACCCCTGGATTACAGGGATTCCAGCACGATGCCGCGCTTGAACGAGCTGTTGTTTGCCGTGGGGATCGTCTGGGTGTTGGTGGTGATGTCGGACGGAACCGCAAAGCCGCCGATGTAAGCCCAGGACTGGGTGACCACCTGCTTCAGAGCGTCCAGCGGCTCACGGGTCACGTGGGCGATGTCCTCCACCAGCGTGATCATATCGTCGTCTTCCACGCCTTCGGTGTCGGCATAAGCCGTCCCGGTGAAGACGCCTTCAACCAGCGCGCCCTGACCGCACAGAATGCCGCGACGCACCGTGCCCACCCCGGACAGGACTTGCACCGGGTTCAGGTTGGTCTCCTGCAGACGCACGCCCAGCAGCTCGGCAACAACGCCGCGGCGGTATTCTTCGGTGGTCACCTGACCGCGGAAGAATTGCTGGAATGCTGCGTCGCTGTACAGGCCGGTCGCCTGGAGCGGGTCGAGATACATGTGATACATCCCGGTTTCAGCGACAACCGGCACGCCGTTGGCCGACATGGTGGCCTTGGCGTTCAGGACCATTTCCATGGTGAGCTTGGCTGCGTTGGTCTGCGTTCCGGCGGCGATGGCCAGAGTCGTGGCTGCCATCGCACCAGCTGCCGTCGAAGGCCGCATGATGTAGGGTGCCACAGCGGAAACCACGCCATTGCCGGCAGTGCCATCAGCCACGGTGACGGAAGTGGCGAAGGTGAGCGTGCCGGAGATCCCGCCAGGGGTCGTGGACACGTTGGTGCCGTCTGCCGTGGCGCCTGTGAGGCTGTAAACATCCGCGCCCACAGTGACGTTGACGGGGTTGGCAACCGAAACCGCGACAGGCTGGCCTTCGCTGTTCCAGGTGTTCTGGAAGCCGCGAATGTCGTCAACGCTGATCGTGGTGTTTGGTGCGCCCAGGGTCGTGCGCACGCGGGTGTTGCCGCCCATGTACGCGTTGAAAATCGCCATTTGCGCCAGCGTATCGACGGACCGGAAGGCCTGCTCGCCCAGCGTGTAGGCATTGCGCAGGAACAGGTTGTCGATCGCCACCTTGGACGTCTTGACATTGAGCTGCATGCTGGCCGCGTACTGATTCACGGCCAGCACGTACTGCTCCACCGAGTAATTCTGGGGAGTCAGTCCGCTCGTGATGTCGCTGTTGGCAGCCGGCGACATGGGGGTCGTGATGGCAGGCAACAGGCCAGTGCGGGTTTTGGTGATGGTTTCACCGATGTTTGCCAGGAACGGCTCGCGGTCGGCGATGGAACGGAAACCCAGCTTGGCTTTGAGCGCCTTTTCGAAGCGGTGCTCGAGCCACCCTTGCTGGATGACGGATTGAAGCGATGCAGGCAGATTTTGAATGCCCATGATTTGACCTCACAATGAAATTGAAAAGTTCGTTTCATCCTGAGGTCGTCTGGACCACCATCGGACTGCGGGTAATGCTTAGTAACGGTCAAAGCCTCGCTTTTTAGCCTCGGCGTCCCGTTCTTCCTTCGTCATTTCTGAAACCTTCTTGGGCTTGTTGTCACCCCCTTTCGGAGGCTCCTTCCCGCCCTTTTCGGTGCTGTTCGAAGCACCGAAGAAATGCGGTTTCGACTCTTTCAGGGCCTTGATCAGATCAGCGGCCCCTTCCACGTCGCCCTGGTCGTTGAGCTTCAGCTTCGACAGATCGACGAGTTTCAAAACATCGAG